CTATAAAGAATTAAAAGAATTAAAAAGCCATTTTACAAATTGGTATAACCTTAAAAATAAAACAAATGCAACAAGAAATAATCAAAGTAATAACAAACTTAGCCCCAGCGAAGGTAGAGAGATTGCCAATAGAAGCTATTAGAAAGGACGTAGATAGAGCAAAAATTGCTTTAAATGGCAAAATGGTATGTGAGTGTACGGAGGAAGAAATAAAATCTAAGCTTACTCTTATTTATAGTTTAGTTGGATTGCGTCCTCAACACTATCCGTCTGGACAAGAAAAAATTGATTTGCATAACTACATAGTTTTGAAGTATGGACAAAAAACTTTAGGAGAATTAGTACTTGCTTTTGATTTAGCTATAAGTGGAGAGTTAGAAATAAGTAGAGATGAGGTAAAGGTTTATGACCAGTTTACAATAGCTTACATTGCCAATGTAATGGCATCTTATAAAAAATGGTTAAGAGATATAAATAACAGTATAGTAATTAATAAAAATATAGAAATTGAAATGAAAAAAGAATTAACTAAAGAAGATTGGGAAAGCTGGATGCAGGATGTTAAGGATTACAAAGTTGAATTAATACCTGTAATGCTATATGAATATTTAGTTAAAGAAAATTTAATTAATTTAACTCCAGATGAAAAAAATGAATTTGTAAAAACAGCTATAAATATTTTTTATTTTAGTATAGAACAAGATAGGATAGAGGCTAGGAATTTTTTAAAACAAAAAGAGCAAGGGTATTTTACCGAGCCATACAATACTAAGTTAAAAGATTTGGCTAAAAAAATTGCAGTTAAAAAATATATAAATAAATAATATGAAAAATAAAGTAAGTAAAAGAGATATTGAATTTATTAAAGACTGGTTTTTAAGCCGTACAAACTTTATTAAGATTAGTACTTATGGTAACTATTTTGGTGTTAAACATTTCTATAATAAGCTGCACAGCCTTAAGGATGGACACGGCAGTATTGAGTTATTTAACACAAAAGATGTAGAAAAATTAAAAAAATCAATAAATTTATTTGCTAAAAAAGATAAGTTTAATATATGATTATCAACAATTTAGTAAATAAATGCACTAATATTGCAAAAATAAATACCGACAAATGTTTGTCGGTATTATATTTAATTGTATCTTCACTTTATCAATAATAATTAAAACAAAACAAAATGAAATTACCACAAATAGAAATTACAATTAAATACAAAGGGAGTAAAAAAACCGAACTAACAAGAATAAATAGTAGTGCAGATATTTACAGCATTTTAAAAGAAATGTTTAACTCTGAAATAATAGACTGGCAAGAGCAAGTAATATTAATTTGTTTGAACCAATACAGTAAAGTTATAGGATATTATAAAGTAAGTACAGGAGGCGTACAAGGTACAGTTTGCGACCCTAAAATAATATTTACAGTAGCTTTAAATTGTGCAGGAACAACATCTATAATATTAAGCCATAATCACCCAAGCGGAAATTTAAACCCAAGTAACGCAGATATAGAAATGACAAAAAAGATAAAAGCAGGAGGTGTACTTTTAGATATTCAATTACTAGACCATATTATTTATACCGAAGATGGCTTTTACTCAATGAGGGATGAATGTCAAATTTAATTTATTTAATACCTAAAACAAAATGAACAATAATAAATACACAACACCTTACGAAGAATTTCAGTTATCTAAATATGGGAATATACTTGCTGACGGAATACAAGATAACGAATTAGAAAGCAGGATGCAAGACCAAGAAGATTACTGGGTTAAGGTAGATAATTACAACGAAAAAGAATTTATTAATTTTACAAACTAAAACAAAACAAAATGAAAGTAACAAATTTCACAAATGACAAAGGCAACAAAATTCCAAATCAATTTTGTATTAGTACACCAGAGTACTTAATGTTTCAAAGTTATAATAGTAACATTGTAAAAACTACTTTTGAGAATGGGAAAAGAGTAGTATATTTAGATATGTATTATTATAATTATTCTAATACTACAAGCAAGTATAGAAATAAGTATTTAGGAGAAACTACAAAAGAAATAGAAGCTAAAATTAAAGCAGGTATTTATATATTAACAAACTTAAACTAAAACAAAACAAAATGAAACCAACAACAGGCTACTACAAACAATTACTAAAAAATTATTTTCCAGAAATTAGAATTGCATTTACCCACACTCCTATTTATGGATGCACTAAAGTAAATGCTGATTATGTTCTAAAAGTATTAGATGCGTCAAATGATGTGTATGCTAAGTTTTATTCAGATGGACTAAAAGATGGAAGTCTTGTTACCATAGTAGAAAATGGTCAAGACAAAGTATACAAAAACAATGGAGAACTTTATTTTACAAACTAACTAAAACAAAACAAAATGAACATTAAATTAGTACAACAGAAAATGCAAATGCAAATAGCTATTAACTGGCTAGAGATTATCCAAGTATGTGAAGATAATATCAACAGAGGTTTTGATATTACATACTATTTAGAAAAAAAAGAAAATGCCATAAACCAATATGTAAAAGCTATGGCAGACATATTAGACTTAGCTTTAATTATTTCAAAAATAAAAATATACGAAGATTAATGGCAAAGAAAAAATACATAATACCTATAAAAAGTTTTAGCTCACACTTAATTAAAAAAGAGAGTAAGCATAATGAAAGCAATATTACTTTATTTGAGTGGGCAATATTGGTGTCACTAATTATTTACATCATAATAAAATAGTTTTGTTTTTTGGGTTTTGTTTAACAGGGGCGGCTAATTACCGCCTCTTATTTAAAAAAAATTAAAAATAATATAAAATGAAAAATGTACTTTCAAAATTAGCAGAAGCTAGACTTTACATAAAAAGTCACCCAATAAAAAAAGACGGTCGTAATGCCTTTAGCAAGTACGATTACTTTACTCCTGAACACGTTAGTAAACTTGTAAACGAGGCTTGCATAGAAGCTAACATTATTTGCTGCTTTTCTTTAAAGCAAGACCAGTTAGGTTATTATGGTGAGGTTACAACTACAGATTTAGAAACTGGTGAATATATTGTTAACGAGGTTAGAACTGCACGTCCTAATATAACAGCAACTAACGAAACACAACAGATGGGAGGAATGCTTACTTATGCCAAGCGTTATACATTAATGAGCCTATTTGACATTGAGGATAATAGTATGGACTTTGATAGCCAAGATAACACTAAGGCAACAAAACCAACTGAGAGTTTTAATAATACGGAAAGTAATATTGACCTGCCTTGGTTAAACGAGGGAAGCAAAGAATTTTTAGGTGCAGTCGAAAAAATTAGACTTGGTAAAAGCAGCGTTGAAGCTTTGCGTAAATATTTTAAAATAAGCAAAAAGGTACAAGAACTTTTAACCCAAAATTAAAAACTATGAGTTACGATTATCAAACTAGCTTACCAGCTTATAACGATGTTAAAATTAACATTAATAAATCTAGGCAAAAAGTATTAAGCACTATACAGGCTTTAGGTATATGCAATGACAGAATGATTGCTGAAAGATTAGATATACCAATAAATAGAATTACTCCTCGCAGGGGTGAACTTATAAACGAAGGCAAGATAATTTTACATAAAAAGTGTAAAGATACATTAACAAATAGAACTGTTAACTATTGGGTAGCGGTTGATAAAGAATAAAAAACAAACAAAATGATTAACGAAGCAGATATATTACACTACGATTTTGTAGTTAATGGAGTTACAATAAATAGAATTAAAGGAGTTAAATATGTTACCGATTTAAAAGTAGAATGTTTTTTATCATTAAATGACGGTAAAAAAAGACAGGTGTTTCAAATAATTAAAAGCAAATTAAACTTTAAAACTTTATTAGATGAAGATATTGAAAATTGGAATTGACCCAGACGTAAAAAAAAGCGGGGTTGCTATAATAAGTCATAATAAAGTTTTAAGTGTATTATCACTTAATTTTTTTGAATTATATGAATACCTAGAAATATCTAGCCAAGATATAGAGCTTATTAAAATTGAAGCTTCTTGGTTAATTACCACCAACTTTACAGCACATAGTGGTACTTTAGCTCAACGACTTAAAATAGCAAACCATATTGGAGCTAACCACGAAGTAGGTAGAAAAATAATGCAGATGTGTGATTACTTACAAATTAAATACAAACTTATAAGACCTTTAAAAAAGATTTGGAAAGGTCCAAACAAAAAAATAACCCACGCAGAACTATTAAATATCTGGCAAGTTAAAAAATTAGGGTTTGTTAAAAAACAAACTAATCAAGAGGAAAGAGACGCAATATTGCTTTTGATGTAAAATAGTATTACTTTTGTTAAAATACAAAAATAATGCAAGATTGCAATAAATACATAGAGAATGTATATAGCCATCCAGACCTGCTTAAATTAATATCTAAAATAAAACCCGAAAGCATAAGGGATGACCTTAGACAAGAGGTTGCAATATCTTTACTTGAACAACCCTGCGAAAAAATAGCAGCACTATTTGCAGGTGATAATCTTTTAAGGTACGCTATTAAGGTTTGTTGGTTAATGGCTACATCTACAACAAGTCCATTTTACTACAAGTACAAAAAAAGTGATTTAACAAAAGCAGTTGAATATCTAAGGTTAACACAACCTGCCCCTACAATTCCCATCAAGTTTGCAGATGTAGCTAAAACGCATCTTGATAATAAAAATAAAGACCAGCACGATTACCACGAAATGTTATTGTTCAATAAGTATATTCAGTTAGGTAGCTGTCGTTCTGTTGCTAGATACTACGGCATACCAGTCAATCACACCTGTAACATTATTGCTAAAGTTAAAAAAGATTTAAAATGCTTACTATTTCAATAGCAGGGTTTTGTACGGCATACTACTTTGTAAATGTATTACAAGCACCTATGAGAATAAAGAGGGCTTTAAAGTTAGACCCTGTTAAAAGAATAAAACCTTTTGATTGTGTGCAATGCTTAAGCGTTTGGTTAGCTATTGCCTTTTATTTTTTACCAATAGAGGTTACACAATTCTTTGCCGTTATATTTGCAGCAGGGTTTGTTGGTTCTAAAGTTCAATAACAACTAATTAATTTTTATATAATATATTATGGATGTGTTGAAAGTTATAGGAATGACAGACCAGAATAGCGGATGCGGTTACCATAGGGTATTAATACCTTTAGGTTTTATGAATGATATTAAAGGGTACGTTACTAATTTAATAACTCCTGATAAAACTGACGGTTGGGATGTATTGCTTTACAATAGGCTAAGCCCTTTTGATAGCAAATGGGATGAGGCTAGAGATATACTAAATTGCAAAGTAGTTATGGATATTGATGACTATTGGAAGCTGCCACCTAACCATATTAACTACGGGCATTATGAAACATTTGGTAAAAGGATAGAAAACAATATTGCAACGGCTGACTTAGTTACAGTAACTAACGAAGCACTAGCAGAAAAAGCTAGGGAGTTTAATAGCAACGTAATGGTATTTCCAAACGCAATTCCTTTTGGGCGTAACCAATTTATAGAAGATAAAAGACCTTCGGAAAGGGTAAGGATATTTTGGTGCGGTGGTGTTACCCACGAAGAAGATTTACGGATGCTTAAAGGTCCGCTATCTAAACTAAAAATGTATGCAGATAAAATACAAATGGTAATAGGTGGCTTTACCGATACAGATGAATATAGCAAGTCAATATGGGATAGGATGTTTTCTTACTTTACTTGTGGGGGACAATTACCTTACATAAAGCTACACGGTACAAAGCCTATAAACTATATGCAAATGTACGAACACGCTGACATAATGGTTATACCTTTAGAGGATAGCGAATGGCATAGTTGTAAAAGCAATTTAAAAATATTGGAAGCTGCTAGTAAAAGAGTACCTTGCATAGTATCTAATGTGCAACCTTACAACGTTGAAAAGGATTGCCCTGTGTTATGGGTGAACAGCCAAAAGGATTGGTTTAGACATCTTAATTATTTAATCAATAACCCCAATGCTAGGGTAGAATTAGGCAACCGATTATATGAGTGGGCTAAAGAAAAATATAGTATCGAAAAGGTTAACGAAGGAAGGAGAGCAGCATTTGAAAGTATTTGCTGAACATAGGCATATATGGGAATTATTTAATAAGGCAGGTGAGTTAGTTAACTTTCACCATACAATACAAATGGAACTGTTAACTGCTTACAGGGCTTTAAAAGACCCGTACTATACTTATTCAACAAGCTGCCCTATATGTGTAGCAGAATTTTTAAACTTAATTTATAGATGGTATGATAAAAAAACAAACGGGTGCTAACCAATACTTTGTACATCCAACGGCTGTAATAGGACCAAACGTAACAATAGGGAATAATTGTTACATTGGACCGTTATGTATTATTGGCTATCCTGCGGAATGGAAAGGCAAAGAGGATATTGATATGGGTGTAATGATTTGCGATAACGTAAGGCTTACAGGCTTAGTGACTATTGATAGTGGTGCAGAACATAAAACAATTATAGGCCAATACTCTTATTTAATGAAACACTCACACATTGGACATGATGCTGTTATAGGTAAAAATGTTACCGTATCTTGTGGTGCAAAAATTGGTGGACATTCTGTTATTGGTAACGATTGCAATATTGGACTAAATGCTGTGATACATCAAAAGGTAACAATACCCGAAGGGTGTATGATTGGGGCTAGTGCTTTTATAGGTAAGAAAACTGAATTAAAACCATATCGTAAATATGCTGGTGTACCTGCAAAGGACATAGGCGAAAATATAAGACAATGAGAGATATGCCATTAAATAAAAAAAAACAAAAAGAAGGATGTATATTTCTATCTATTTTGATAACTATTTTTATAATAGGAATGGTATTATTATATTATACACTAAATAAATAAGTAATGAAAGTATTAGTTTGTCAACTTATATACGGGGATAGACCTCACAACATTTTAATTGATAACGAATTAAAGGGAGGGTACGATGCAACCTTTGTAAATATAAATACAGAGGGTATTGCAAACGCATTAAATGAAGGCATTGAATATATGATGCAGAATGATTTTGATGCTATTGGCTTTTTGGCTAACGATATAATAGAGCCTAAAGATTGGTTATTTAAAAAAGTACAAGCATTAACAACATACCCCAACGCAGGGATAGTTGCTAGTTCACTTGACTATAATAGAACTGAAATACAAAACGAGGTTGTTATATCTAATTGGTTAATAAGCAGAGAAACGATTGAAAAGATTGGTTACTTTAATGAGAGTATGTTTCCTTACGGTCCAATAGATTTAGACTATTGCCAACGCTGCTACGTTAAAGGTTTAAAAACATATTACGTTATGGATTGCCTTGCACTACATATAGGCGACCACGCCTCTGGTAACGAATACGGTTGGGATAAAGCAGCCTTAGTAGAGAAATACCATAACCAGCATATAAAAGATGTTGAAGGGTATATAAATGGAACTAAAGATACTTACATAAATAAAAATTAAATATAATGATTTACAAGAACATTACAGAAATAAAGGCAAACCCAAAGAACCCTAGAATTATAAAGGATGACAAGTTTGCAAAATTAGTACAATCTATAAAAGATTTTCCTGAGATGTTGGAGAAAAGACCACTTGTTTGCTTTACTGATACTGATAAAAAGTTAGTTGTATTGGGTGGTAATATGAGGCTTAAAGCAGCAAAAGAAGTAGGTTTAAAAGAGCTGCCTATTTTACTAGCAGACGATTGGACGGAAGAACAGAAGACACAATTTTTAATTAAAGATAATGTAGGATTTGGAGAATGGAATTGGGATGAGTTAGCTAATGAATGGGACGCAACAAACCTTGAAGATTGGGGTTTAAGTATACCTAACTTTAATTCTAATGTTAATTTAGATGATTTTTTTGAAGATAGTAAAGTAGATGAAAGTTTACCAACTAATAAAATAATACTAGAATATACTATAGAAGAATGCGATAAGGTTAAAAGCGAATTATTAAAGCACGGTAAAACACCAGAGGATGCAGTTTATAATTTATTAAGTTTATGAAAATTTATTTAGCAGGTGAAAATGCAGAGGCTTGGAAAAAAAGAAACTATTATGATTTTAATAGATTAGCATCATTTTATTATATAAAAGATGAAAGACAAATTATTAATAAATTTAATAATTTTATTTTAGATTCAGGAGCATATACTTTTATGACAACAATGAAGAATAAAGATGTTAATTGGGATGATTATGTAATTAGTTATGCTAAATTTATAAAAGAATACAATATTAAATTTTATTTTGAATTGGATATTGATTCATTAGTTGGTATTAAAGAGGTTGAAAGATTAAGGACTTTATGTGAAAATATAAGTGGCGTAAAGTGTATACCTGTTTGGCATAAAAGCAGAGGATTAGAGTATTGGAAAAAAATGTGTAAAGAATACGAATATGTTGCAATAGGTGGTTTAGTTACTCTAGAAATAAAAAGAACAGAATATGATGTATTTTATCATTTGCTTAAAATAGCTAAAGAAAATAATACAAAAGTACACGGCTTAGGATTTACTAATTTAAAGGGGTTAGAAAAATATAAATTTTATTCAGTGGATTCAACAAGTTGGTTATCAGGAAATAGATTTGGTGCAGTTTATTGGTTTGACGGTAAAACAATGCAAAAAAGAAATAAAGTTCAAGGACAAAGAGTAAAAACAAATATGACTGCAATTAATAATTTTAATGAATGGGTAAAATTTGCAAAATATGCAGATGTTAATTTATAAATAAATAAATTAAAAATATGAATAATGATAAAGCAATCGTTTTATTAAGTGGTGGACAAGACTCAACAACTTGTCTATATTGGGCAAAAAAACATTTTAATAATGTTTATGCTATTGGATTTGATTATGGTCAAATGCATAAAATTGAATTAGAGAAAGCAAAAGAGATAGCTAAAATTAATAATGTTGATTATAAAATTATAAACATTAAAGGCTTATTAGCAAATAGTAGTTTAACTTTACATACAAATCATAATGATAAAAGTTATATAAATTCAAATTTACCTGCTTCTTTTACAAGTGGAAGAAACATTTTGTTTTTAACAATAGCAGCATCAATGGGAGCAGAATTGGGAATTCAAGATATAGTTACAGGTGTTTGTCAAACAGATTATTCAGGTTATCCTGATTGCAGAAAATCAACAATTGATTCTTTGCAAACTACATTTTCATTAGGTATGGGTGCAGGAGATTATAGAATACATACTCCTTTAATGTATCTTAATAAAGCTGAAACCTGGAAAATGGCAAAAGAATTAAACTGTTTGGATATTATAATTGATTATACAATGACTGATTATAATGGTAGCACTAATAAAAACGAATGGGGTTTTGGTGATATAGATAATCCTGCAACTGCTTTAAGGGCAAAAGGTTATTACGAAGCAAAAAAAAATAATTGGATATGATAATACAAAAAAAATATCATTTTTACGCAGCACATAGAAATAAAGAAGCAGGGGTAAAGTGTGGTAGAATACACGGACACACTTATGAAGTACTTTGTTATTTTAAATTTGATAATATAACTAACGGCATCACAATGCTATTTAGTGATATTGATAAAATAGCAGAGCCAATAATAAAACAATATGACCATACATTTTTATTATACGAACAAGATAGTTTGGTTAAAATATTAGAATTAAATAACGAACCATTTACTGAATTACCATTTGAGACAAGTGCGGAGAATATGGCTATTTGGATATTAACAGAAATTAAGAATGCTGGTCTACCTATTTTTAAAATAGAATTAGCAGAAACTAAATCATCAAATGTAATTTATGAAATTAGCAGTTAGTGAAGTTTTTTACTCCATACAGGGAGAAGGACCAACAACTGGTTACCCTTCAGTATTTGTTAGATTAGGCGGTTGCAATTTAATGTGCGGTGGAGAAGGCACTCAAAGAGATGGAAAATTACACGACGGTGCAACTTGGAGATGCGATACGATTGAAGTGTGGATGAAAAGCAGGGCAAAAGAACTAAAAGATATATTGCCACAAGATTGTATAGAAGCAATAAGAAAAGGTGCTAATTTAATTGTAACAGGAGGGGAACCTTTAATTCAGCAAATTAATGTAATAGAATTTATAAAATATGTTAAAGAAAAATATAACCCTAATTGTTATGTAGAAATAGAAACGAACGGGAGTATAGAGCCAAGGCAAGATTTATGTAATTTAGTTAATCAATGGAATTGTAGTCCAAAGTTAGCAAATAGTGGAATGCCTATATCAAAGACATATCACAAAAACGTTATTACTAACTTAAATAAATATAATACAGCTTTTAAATTTGTATTAACAACTGATGCAGACTGGGAAGAAGTAAAAAAATATTACATAAACATTATTGATATAAATAAAGTTTGGTTAATGCCTTCGGGAAGTACGCAAGAAGAATTAATAAACTCAAAAGAAGTAGTTGCTGAAATTGCTAAAAATAATTATATGAAATTTACTAACAGGTTACATATAGAGATATGGAACAAAAAAACAGGAGTATAATATGTATGAAATAAATAGCCCTGAATGGCACTTTAAACAAATATTAAAAGAGCTTGGAGAAAACCCAGATAGAGAAGGGTTAAAAGAAACCCCTAAACGTTACATAAAGTTTATGCGAGAATTTTTAGAGCCGAAAGAATTTAACTTTACAACTTTTGATGGAGAGGGTACAGATGAAATGATTATACAAAAAGATATTCCTTTTTATTCCTTATGTGAACACCATACCGCACCATTCTTTGGTACGGCTGCGGTTGCTTATGTACCTAACAATAAGATTGTTGGCTTATCTAAATTAGCAAGAACAGTAGATTTATATGCTAATAGATTTCAAAACCAAGAACGTATAACGACACAGATAGCGGAAAGATTAATGAATGAACTTGAACCTAAAGGAGTGGCAGTATCTTTAAAAGCACAACATTTATGTATGTGTATGCGAGGAGTTAAAAAGCACGATACTTGGACAATTACTTCTAAACTTTTAGGAATATTTAAGAATGGAGAACCTAGACACGAATTTTTAAATTATATTAAATAAGAGTAATCTATTATAATGCCATTTAAAAAAGGACAAATACCTGCAAATGTTTTTAAAAAAGGACAAAGCGGCAACCCTAATGGGCAGCCACGCAAGTTAGCTACACAACTAAAGTTAATTGGTTACACTAAAGCTGAGGCTGCTACAACTATCAATGCAATGTTAGCTATGAACATAGTTGAGCTTAAAGCTATTTTTGAAAACCCAAACGCCACAATACTAGAAAAAACTATTGCAGCAGCTTTAAAGCGTTCACTAGAAAAAGGTAGCCTTTATTCAATAGATACTTTGCTCAATAGAACACACGGCAAGTCAACTGATATGATACAGATTGAAAGCGAAACGGTAAGTGAGATAAAAATAACTTATGGTAATAGAGATTAAGCTTCCAGAGCCTCACAATGCACAACGTGCAGTTTTAAATAGCAAAGCACGTTTTAGAGTTATGATGTGTGGACGTAGGTTTGGTAAATCTTTAATAAGCCAAAGCATAAGTATTGAAAATGGGTTAAACGGCAAAAGGGTTGCTTACTTAACACCTACCTATCAATTAGGTAAGATATTTTTTCAAGAGATATGCAAAGTACTTACTGAAGATATTTATAAAAAGAATGAAAGCGATTTAACGATTACTTTTATTACAGGCGGCTCAATACGTTTTTTTACAGGGGAACGCTTAGATGCTCTTAGAGGGCTTAAATTTCACTTAGTTATTATAGATGAGGCAAGTTATATACCTAACTTACAAGAGGGCTGGAATAACAGTATAAGACCCACCTTAACCGATTATAAAGGTAAAGCCATATTCCTATCAACCCCTAAAGGTAAAAACTTCTTTTATTCCCTTTATATGAAGTCCGATGAGCCAGATTGGGAAAGCTTCAAATTTACCACTTACGATAACCCACACATTGACGCTACCGAAATAGATGCAGCAAAGATACAATTACCAAACGTAGTATTTGAACAGGAGTATATGGCTAACCCTATGGAAAATGCTGCCAACCCTTTTGGTAGTCAACACATTAACAAATGTACAAAAGAACTTAGTAGGCAGCCAACAGATTATTACGGTATTGATTTGGCTAAGTCTGTCGATTGGACCGTTATAATAGGAATGGATAGGCAAGGCAATACAACCGAAGCACACCGTTTCCAAAAAGACTGGTTACAAACAAAGCAAAGTATTATAGAAATATGCCATAAGAATAAACCTATTGTAATTGATAGCACGGGTGTTGGTGATGCCATTGTAGAAGATTTACAAAAGCACTTTAATTCTATGCACGGCTTTAAATATACAGCAACAAGTAAGCAACAGCTTATGGAAAGCCTTGCATCCTCAATACACAAAGGCGAGATTAGTTTTCCGCAAGGTATTGTTAAAGATGAATTAGAAATATTTGAATATGTATTTACATCCACAGGTGTTAAGTATTCCGCACCTCAAGGCTTTCACGATGACTGCGTAAACGCCTTAGCACTAGCCAATAAATGCCGTATTGAACACAAGGGTTACGGCAACTACATTATCGGTTAGGTTACAATATCCTAAAATTTATATAATATTTATATGACTATAAAGCAATTCCAAGAATTATACTTTATTGCCCAAAATAAAGAATACGACTTTGACAAGTCTATTAAGATGGTTGGTGTTATTACAGGGCAAACACCAGAGCAAATAGAAACTATGCCTATGGGTAAGTTTAACAAAGTTTGCCAACGTATTCAAAAGGAGTTTTATGTATTTGATAAAAACCTTTTAAAGGGTAAGCCAAACAAATTAATATTTGTTAAAGGTAGGTTTTACCGTATCAACTACAAAGTAGATAAGAAGCCAATAACGGCAGGTAAGTATGTAGAGGTGTTAACCTTTGGTACTAACATAGTTGAGAACTTGCATAAGGTAATAGCATCTATTGTAACTCCTGTTACATTTATGGGTAAGCCTTACCATAGGGAACACGATGAGATTGCTTCCGATATGGAAAGCGTAAACTTTGAGGCTGCATATCACGCAGCGGTTTTTTTTTACACTCAATACAAAGTATCAATGCAACTTATCCAGCCTTATTTGGTGAAAGAACTGACACCGATGGGAGTAGAGAAGGAGAAAGTAATACAGACGTTGAACAATTTACAAAACATTTTGGATGGGTTTACAATGCCAAGATGGTCGCAGAATATGAGGGAATACCTCTTGAGCAGGTTTGGCAATTAGGGGTAATACAATTTTTGAATGGGTTATTATATTTAAAATTTAAAGGGAAACACGATGCCGAGCAACATAGGGTCAGTACAGAAAAGTACAATAGGTAGTGGTTTTCTTGATAGCATTGGTGAAGGTAAGGACCAGTTTACTTTTGTCAATACTGTATTTGAGGAATATGGTAAGCAGTTTTTATTAAACTTATCAAAGTCTGCTAATGATAAAAAAGTAGTTGCAAGTGGTAATTTGTTGAGCCAAACAAAGTTTGAAGTAGAGGGCAACGTAATGCGAATTATTGTACCCGATTATTATGATTACCCTAATGAGGGTGTACAAGGTAAAGGAAGTTCTAAGAACGCACCTGGAAGTCCATATAAGTACAAAACTTATGGAATGAGTGATGAAGGTAGGGCAAGTATTAGGCAGTACATACAATCGGGCAGGGCAAAGATTAGCACGGTAATAAAAACAAAAGACAAGGCTTTAGGTATTGGGTTGGAAAAGAAAAAGTTAAGTTTAATAGATGCACAAACAAATCAATTAGTTTACTTAATTAAAAGGTTTGGTATAAAGAAAACAAATTACTTTACCGATGCACTTAATGCAACTTTTGGTAAAGACTTTGAATTAAAAATGTCGGAGGCTTTTGGTAAACAAATTGTATTTACACTAGAAAAATTAAATAGAAAATAAATAATGGCAATAACAATAAACACTTCACCGTCTGGCAGCCCTTCAGCACACGATGCTTTATGGCACGTTTGTAGTTCAACTGCTTCAGGCACTACGGATATGAAGTATGTATTTGATGTTTATGTAGGTGGAACTCAATTAGTAAGGGTAAAGCAATTCCCCGAGCCGTCAAATGGTAAGGCTTATTTTGATGCTTCACCTATTATAAGGAATGAATTTACCTTTGAATGGTTTGAGCCTATCAGTTCAAGTGCTTATGTAGCAGAGCCTAATATTAGTGGGCAAATAGCCGTTGTTTACAATTTAAGAGTAGGCGAGGAAGTTAGTGGGGTTACTACTTTAAATATGGCTAGTGGCAATGTTAGTGGGTTTAACTGGTCACCTAATCTTTTTAAACGTAGGGTAGATGGTTTAAATACTAAGTTAAATAAGTGGTTAACAAATAGACCTTTATATGCTAATGCAGCTTTAGGTGAGAACTTGTTTGCAGGGTTTTATACCAATGCAAATCTTATATTAAAGTGCCAAAAGTTTGATGCAAGTAATAACGCAATAGGCTCAATATTAAGTGGTACAACTACCGTAGTAGAGAACGGCTTTTTGCAATTAAATATAGGCACTACGGCTTTATCCGCAACGCTATCAACAACCTTTAACGATAGTGTAAAGTATTACGATGTTTGGTTTAATAGCTTCGATAAATTAAGGGTTTATATAACCTGCAACCCTAAGTACACAAATATACCGATACACTTTTTAAATAGGTGGGGCTTATTTGATAGCCATCGTTTTGACTTAGTTAGTAAGCTGTCAATGGATATTGACCGTAAATCATTTACCGAACGAGATTATAAGTTTAACGGTAATTCAGTTGATTACATAAGCAGCAATAATGTTTATTATGGCGGCAAAATAAATTATAGCAATAGTGCAACTTGGACATACAAATTAAATTCAACACCACTTGACGATGCTGAATGGGTATGGATAGCAGACCTTATGCAATCGCCACAGATATTACTTGAATACGATGGTTACTTTTATCCTGTTACTATAAAGCGTACAACCTATGAATACAATAAGCACGTTGTAGATAGGCTTAAACCTTTAGAGATTGAATTTGAATTAAATACATCAAGATATACGCAACTACGATGACAAGAATATTTATAGAGGGATTAGAATTAGATATTGATAAAGGGCTTACTAATCGTATCACGTATGCCATTGATGACTTAAATAATTTAGATAGTAAGTCAACACCATTTACTAAAACTATTGTATTGCCAGGAACTGCAAATAACAATAAGTTGTTAGGTAATATCTTTGAGTTTAATAACAGCAACTTTACTGCTGATGGTTTTTCAAATGTTAATTATAATTTTAATGCTAGTCGTACTGCAAAGTGTAGGATAGAAGTAAATGGGTTATCTATAATAAAAGGTGTATTTAGGTTATTAGAAATAGTTTACAATGGCAAAGAAGTAGAGTACGAGTGTAGTGTATTTGGTGAGTTAGGTGGTTTTATATCTAAGGTAGGCAATTTAAGATTAGAAGATTTAGATTTTTCTGCTTACGACCAAGTTTGGAGTAATGCAAATATAGTTGCAAGTTGGAACAATGCCAATAGTGGAACAGGTATTTATTATCCTTTAGTAGATATAGGCAAAGTTAGTGATGGAACTAATGGAGTGGCTAAAAAAGACTATCAATATCAAGCCTTTAGACCAGCGTTGCACGTAAGGGAATATATTGATAAGATAATTACTAATGCAGGTTACACATATAGTAGTGATTATTTTAATACTGATTTTTTTAAGAGGCTAATTATACCAAATAATAGTAAAACTTTAACAAGATTAGCATCTACTTTATTCCGTGCCTATAACCCTAACCCTACTGATTTAGCTTTTTCTGTTAGTGGTCAACCACCAAATGCTAATTTTCCTATTCCTTTTAGTAACATACCTGTATTAGGTGATTTTACAAACTCTGGTAATGAGAGTTTTCAATATACTGGAGCAAATGTTACTACTACATTTAACTTAAATATTGTTGGTAGTTATATAAAAAATTACAATGATGACTTTGTTATTTATTTAAACATTGGTGCATCTTCGATTGAGTTATTCCGTGCTGAAGCTAATCCACTAGAGGGTGTTTTTTCAATTAGCCATACTGCAACATATCCAATAGTTACTAATAACATTATTTCTGTATCTTTTTATGTAGATAATTGTTTGGCAGACCCTACAACTTTAGATGTAACTTTAACAGAATGTGAGTTATCAATTTCAACTCTTGCCCCTTCACTTGTTCCAATAAATCTAAATGAAAGTATTACTATAAACGATACTATCCCAAGAGGTATTTATCAAAAAGACTTTTTTGCATCATTACTTAAAATGTTTAATTTATTAGTAACGGAAGATAAGCTAATTGATAAGCACCTCAATATAAAACCTTACGTTGACTTTTACAATACGGATAGAACTACATTCATAGATTATAGTTCAAAGATAGATAGAAGTAAGCAGATAAGGGTAAAGCCTATGAGTGAATTGAATGCACGTTTTTATGAATTAAAATATAAAAGTGATACTGATTTTTATAATGATGCTTATAAAAAACTTTACAACGAAGGGTACGGTGATAGGCTTTATGATAATGGCTTTGAGTTTAGTAAAGAAAAGGAAAGCCTTGAAGTAATATTTGCTAATTCTGTTTTGGTTGGTTACTCAGGAATGGATAAGATAGTTCCTACAATATTAAAAAAGAATAACGATGCAGAGGAAAGGATAGACCACGTTATAAGAATTATGCAAGCAAAAAAAGTAACAGGGGTTGCAAGTTGGAAAATTATGAATGGTGCAACTACACTTAGTACAAATACTGCTTACGGTTACGCAGGTCATTTAGACGACCCCGATGTGCCTAATGCAGATATTTGTTTTGGAGTGCCTAAGCAAATATATTTTACTTTGGTAAGCGGCAACCTTTCTAACAATCTATTCAATACTTATTATAGTTCTTATATGGCGGAGATTACGGATAAGGATAGTAGGCTATTAAGTGCTATGGTTAAATTAAATGATAATGAGATTTACAATTTAGATTTTTCTAAATTTATTTATATTGACGGGGGTTTATATCGATTACAAAAGTTAATAGATTATGCACCTAATGAAAACGAAACGACAAAGGCGGAATTTTTAAGAGTAATTTATACAACATATTAAAATGGCAAAAGTAGTAATAGGAGCAGAAATAAAAGTTGATGGCTTAGATGCAGCAGGGCAATCGGTAGGCAGCTTTAAAAAACAATTAAGGGAAGCACAAGGCGAACTTGTTGCAATGGCTGACAAGTTTGGACTTGCATCTAAAGAGGCACAAGATGCTGCCAAAAAAGTAGCAGGGTTAAAAGATAGTATTGGTGATGCAAAAGATTTGGCTGAAACATTTAACCCAGATAAAAAGTTTGTAGCGTTGGGCGGTGCAGTACAAGGGGTTGTTGCAGGTTTTTCTGCTTACTCTGGTGTTATGGGGTTGTTAGGAGTTGAGAGTAAAGAAACGGAAAAATTGCTTTTAAAAGTACAATCCGCAATGGCTTTACAGCAAGGTATTAGCGGTGTTGCAGGTGCAGTTGATAGCTTTAAATTATTAGGTAAATCAATACAAAGTACAACAGTATTTCAAAAAGCATCAAGTGCTGCAACGGCAGTAGCTGCTACTGTACAAAAAGTTTTTACAGGGTCAGTTGCTGCAACTAGCGTAGGCTTTAAAGTTTTGAGAGGTGCTATCATTTCTACGGGAATAGGGTTATTAATTGTAGCCATAGGTGCTTTAGTAAATAATTTTGATAGTATTAAAAAGGCGGTAATGAATTTGTTAGGACCGTTTAAATTTATTACAGATGCTATTGGTAGTTTAATAACTGCCGTTACTGATTTTTTTGGGATTACAAGCGAAGCAGATAGGGCAACCGAAAAACTAAATGCTAAAACCGCAGAAACAAATAAGGCAGCGGAAAGGCAAATAGAATTAATGGAAGCACAAGGTGCGACTGCAAAGGAAATTAGGGCTGTAAAAAATAAAATGTATCAAGATGAGATTGATAACTTAACTAAAATTTTAGAATTACAAGGTGAATTATCCGATGAGGAAACAAGTAGATTAGCAGACTTGAAACATATGCAAAAGGTTTTGGCTGCTGAAGGTGAAAAAGAGGCTAAAGATGAGGAAGCTAAGTTAAAGCAAAAAAAGATAGATGATGACAAAAAAGCCAATGATGCAGCAAAAGCAGCGGGGGAAAGGGCAAGGGCAGCAGGAAAAACTAGGGCAGCAGAAAACGAACGTATTGCTCAAGCGGCAGCACAAAAAGAAATAGACAATCTAAAAAACAAAAACCAAACAATAATTGAACTTGCACAAATTGCAGGTAAAGATACGGTAGCAATTAGGGCTGCACAAATAGATGAGGAGATAGCGTTACTAAAAAGTAAAGGTAAAAAGTTTGTCGAAGGTATTGCAGTATTAGAAAAGGAAAAAACAATAGCAGCGGCAAAAGAAGTAGCGGCTGGAGAACAAAAAAGTATTGATGCATTAAAATTACGTAATGAACAAATAATAGAACTAGCAAAAATAGCGGGTAAAGATACGGTGGCAATAAGGGCTACTCAAATAGATGAGGAAATTGCATTGCTAAAAAGTAAAACGGGAAATTTTACAGAAGCCATCGCAGAATTAGAACGTGAAAAAGTTGTAGCAGGTGCTCAAGCGGCAGCCGATGCACAAGTAAAAGTAGATGAAAAGAAAGCAGAACGTAAACTTTTAGAAACAGAATTAAAAAAGGTAACAGAAGAAACTGAGTTAGCAGACTTAAAAACAAAGTACGATAAAGAATATTTACTACTTGAAGGCAATGAAGCTGCTAGGGCTTTACTACTTGAAAGATTTGGAAAGGAAGGAGCTGACGTAACAAAAAAATATTCGGACATAAAAATTGCACAAGATGAGAAAGAAAGGAAATCAAAGCAGGATAGTATAAAAGCAGTAGGTGATGCACTTGGAACTTTATCGGATATTATTGGAAAAGATACAGCAGCAGGTAAAGCGATGGCAGTAGCACAAGCTTTAATTAATACCTATTTAGGTGCGTCCGAAGTTATAAAAGCAAAGTCAACATTGCCAGAGCCATTTGGTACAATACAAAAAATTGCAAGTGTTGCAGCAATAATAGCTACGGGAATAAAATCAGTAAAAGCAATTACAGCGGTAAAAGTTCCTGGCGGTGGTGGCGGTGGCGGTGCATCAATACCAAGTGTTTCGGCTATTGCACCATTAACTCCACAAGCACCACAAGCTCAAGTTACTAACCTAAGTCAATCTAGTATTAACGCTGTTGGAAATGCAGCTAATAGAGCATACGTTTTAGAAACGGATGTAAGCAATAATCAAGAACGGATAAGAAGGCTTAATCGTGCTAGTCGTATTAATTAAGGAATATAAAAAAGCCTTCCCAATTATGGTAACGGGAATGTATGGCTATTAGTTTAGTTCCCGTATTAAGATAATAAATATGCCAACGCTTTACAAATTTAGCCATAGACAAAAATAAACATTACTTTTTACTTTATATAATATAATGTATGGATTTTCCTATTTACGAATTACAGATTAACGAAAAACAACAAGACGATGCGGAAGTATCTTTTGTTGCTTTAGTAGATAGCCCTGCTATCAAAAGGAATTTTTTAGCCTTTAATGAATTGATAAAGTTTAAAGTATTATCGGAAAGCGACCACGTTTTAGTTGGACCGTTAATGATACCTAACCAACTTATATATAGACAATCGGATAAGTTTGGTGAACACTATGTTAAGTTTTCCGCACAAACTATTGAGAGCATTGCTATAAAGTTTGCAAAGAAAGGTTATCAAAATAATGTAAACGAAATGCACGACCCTAAGAAAAAGGTTGAAGGCGTTACAATGTTTGGTGCTTTTATTACAAATGAGAAGTGGGGTGTAAAGCCTATTGATGCTTATAGCGATTTGCCAGACGGTACTTGGTTTGGTATGTACAAAATTGATAACGCTGCAATATGGAATAAAGTTACAACAGGTGAGTTTCAAGGTTTTAGTGTAGAGGGGTTGTTTGATTATGTAGAACCTACTAGTAATGCAGAAGCTATGTTGGCTCAATTATCTGCAATTTTAAACAAAGTAAAATAAAATATATAATATATTATGGATGCACAACAAATACTAGGAAAAATTAAACAAGTGTTTAATGATTTAACAGCACCAGTTGCAGCAGCAGCTCCAATGGATGTACCAACAGAACCAAAAGAATATGAAATTATGGGTGGTGGTACAGTATTGATTGATAAGTTAGAAGTTGGTGGAATTGTAATGATTGACGGTAACCCAGCTTTAGTTGGTGTACTTGAACTTGCAGACGGTCATAAATTAACTATTGGCGATAACGGTGTTATCTCTGCAATACAAATGCCTGAAATGGTTGACCCTACATTAGATGTAGTTGAGGAAGCAAAGAAAATGAAACCTGCTTATGAAGATATGGGTGCAAAATTTACAGAATTTGAAATTTCTACTAACGCAAAGTTTTCATCTTACGAAGCTAAGTTAAGTGCTTATGAGCAAAGATTTGCAGCAAATGAAAATCAATTAAGTGCTTACAAAACAGAATTAGGTAAGCATAAAGAAATGATTGAAAAATTATTACAGTTCGGGCAGTTAATGGTGGATGCACCTGCGGCTCAAGCAGACCCTGCGGCTAAAGTAGCTAATACTTTTAAGGCAGTTGATACAGAAAAAATAAAAGCAAGTACAATATTATTTAATTAAAAAATAAAACAAAAAAGAGATGGCATTATCATTAGGTAGTTTAACGGCGTATACTAGACAAAGCGTACAGCCCCTATTAACCTCTGCGGTTTTTGGTGCAAGAACTCAAGAGTTAATTATCAAAGGTGGTATCGTACTACCAAACGTAAAAAGTTCACAAGCTATTCCGTTAATGGATACGGACGCTGTGTTTGCAACTCAAAGTTGTTCGTTTGATGCAAGTGGTACAACTACTTTTACACAACGTACAGTTACAGTTGGTAAGATTAAAGTTGAAGAGAAGATTTGCCCTAAAGACTTAGAGGCTTACTTTACTCAAGAGGCTTTAAAAGCAGGTAGTACAACAGAAGATTTTGGTAATGCAGATTTCCAAAAAGCGTTCTTAGATAAGAAAAACGTTCGTATCGCAGCTCAATTAGAAACTGCAATATGGCAGGGTGATACAGGTTCTGCAACTGCAAACCTTAATAAGTTTGACGGTCTAGTTAAATTAATTGATGCAGGTTCTCCAGTTGATGCTAACGTATCTGGTTACACAGGTGTAAGTGGTTCACCGATTGCAACTATTTCAGCAACTAACGTAATAGCAGCAACAGAAGGTATCTACAAAGCTATCCCAGTTGCAGTATTAAACAAGGGTGACGTTAAGATATTTGTAGGTGACGATTGGTTTAGATTGCTTATAATGGCTTACAGAGCGTTAAACCTTTATGCTTACAATCCACAAGATAAAGAAGATAGAGTATTTACTTTGCCAGGAACTTCAATCGAAGTTGTACCTGTAAACGGTTTAAATTCAATAGGTGATGCTTATGCTATAAGCGTATCAAATATTGCTTTAGCGGTTGACTTAGTAAACGAAGAGAACAGCTACAAAATGTGGTACAGCGAAGATAACAACGATGTAAGATTTAGAGCAGAGTGGAAAATCGGTGTTAACGTAGCATTCACAAATGAGTGTGTTAAGTTTAAGTCAGCTATTTAATAAATAATTTTTAACCAAAAAGGGCGGTGCAAAACGCTGCCCTTTTTTAATACTAAAAAATATGCCTTGTGCAATAACAGCAGGTTACACGATAGATTGTAGAGATGGTGTTGGTGGTATTGATGCAGTTTACTTTGCCGAGTTCGGTAATGTTACTATGCTAGATGCTTCTGGAACTATCACTGGAATTACTAAAGTAGTAGGTAAGAGATTTTATAAGTTTGAAGTACCTACAAAGTCAAGTGCAACAGCTTCAAGTAACCCAACGGGTTCAACAGAAAATGGTACATTGTTCTTTGAGCAAATGGTAGATTTTCCTATCAACAAAAGAGATGCAACCACTAGAAACGTGATTACAACTTTAGCAAAAAACAAAGTAGTAATAGTAACTAAAGATAAAGACGGTACATATAGAATGTATGGTAAGCAGTACGGAATGTATTTAGGTGCTTCTACGGGAGCAACAGGTGCAGCGGCTGGTGATGCTAATGGTTATGTATTGAAGTTTGAAGGTACTGAATTAGAAGATTTCTTTGTAGTATCAAGTACGGTAGGTAATGCTTTAGAAACCGCTGGTTAATAAACAATAACAATTAAAAGTTCAGCCCCTGCCTGTGAAAGCAGGGGTTTTTTAATATGATAAATTTAACAAAAGGACTTACGCAAACAATATACTTTACGGGTACTGAAAATTCTACGCTAACAGTTCCGAAATTTTTGTTTACTTTTACAAATAGAGAAACTTTAGAGGTTGTTATTATACCAATTACAAACGTAAGTACAACGGCTAGATATGATAAAGCTAGTGTGGTAGTTAATAGTTTTTTTAGTACAGCAACAACGGGTTTTTATACATATAGTATTAAGGAGTTTACGGGTAGTTATCCAAGTTCACCTACTTACGGTGTAATAGTTGAAACAGGATATATGTATTTAAACCCGTCAACAGAGTTTGCACCAACGGAATACGCAGAACAATCTAACTTATTTAAGACATACAATGGATAACATAGGAAAATACAATTTGATTTCTGTAAAGTTTGCCAAAGCAGAGCAACCAAAGTTTGAGGAACGTAAGGGGCAAGGGTATATTCAGTATGGTGCAAATAACGATTACCCCGATTACTTACTTAATCTTTACAAAGAAAGTTCTAAGCACGGTGCTATAATCAAAGGAAAGTCAAATTACATTTACGGTAAAGGTTTTAATTTCCCTAAAGATTTATTGGCAAATACGCAAGGCGAAACATGGAATAATATATTTAAGAAAGCTGTAAAGGATGATGAAATATTTTGCGGTTATTATTTACAAATAATTTATAATTTAGAAGGTAAGATAAAAGATGTATATCATTTAGATTTTAAAAAAGTAAGAACTAATAAAGAGCAGAATTGTTTTTATGTAAAAAATGATTGGCAAGATAACAGAGAAAAAGCTAGGGCTTACCCAGCATTTAGTGGGACATACAATAAGGATAACCCATCGCAAGTATTATTTGTAAAGCAATACAATCCTGGCGATGAAATTTACCCGACACCTAATTACTATCAAGCCCTTAATTACATCGAAAGTGATGTGCAAGTAAGTAGGCATATTTTAGGTAATGCAAAGGACGGGTTTGTAGCAACAACAGCTATCAACTTAAATAATGGTGAGCCTAATGAGGAACAAAAAGAGCAAGTAGAGAAGGATATTAAAAAGAAGTTTACGGGTAGCGAAGGCGATAGGGTATTATTGTTTTTTAACAAAAGCAAAGATACAGCGGCAGAGGTAATACCATTATCTCAAACAATGCTTACTAAGGAAGATTTTACAAATATAAATAATCTTATTCAACAAGAGATTTTTGCAGGGCATCAAATTACTTCGCCAATGTTATTCGGTATAAAGACTGAAGGACAGTTAGGTGGTAGTAGTGAGATTAGAGATGCTTACGAAATATTTAATAACACTTACGTAGCAGAAAGGCAACAACAACATACGGAAGTATTTAATAAACTATTGACACTAATGGGCGATGCGTCTGGATATGTAATTGTGCCAGTTGAACCTTTAGGTTTTACTTTTAGCGAAAACATACAAAGCCAAAATCTTACTAAAGATGAGATACGTGAGGTTATGGGTTACGAGCCATTAGACCCGACAATTAAATCACAAGCACAAATTATCTCAGATAACATAAACTCACTTTCTCCATTAGTAGCAAATAAGGTTTTAGAAAGTATGACGCCTGATGAGATAAGAAGTTTAGCAGGTTTAATTCCCGCAGCCATTGCAGGTCAACAAATAATAGGCGATGGCTCAATGCCAACTCCCCCACCTGTTCAATTAGGTAATGATAATATAAAGAATTTAACAGGTAGGCAGTATCAAAATGTTATGCGTATTGTTCGCCAATTTAATACAGGCAAGTTAACAAAAGAACAAGCGGCTTTAATGTTAAAGCAAGGCTTTTCATTTACAGATGAAGATGTTAATGTTTTCTTAGGAGTTATAGATGAGCAACAATTTTCCGACCAAGATATAGTTGACTTTGCGTTATTAGAGCAGTTTAGCCAATTTGGTGAAGATAAAAATAGCTTTGAGGAATTAAGCCGTAAGGATGCAATACAATCGGAATACTTTGCCGATGTGCAGGAATTAAGCCAATTAGAAAGTAATATTTTAAACCTTATCAAAAAGGATAAAAGAATTACAACGGAAGTTTTAGCAACGACATTAAAAGTTAAAAAGGCTGTAATAGCAAAGGCTTTAAGTAGTATGGAAGATGGCGGCATATTTACCGTGTCTAATGTAAAACAAGGCGAAGATATTATTGTAGAAAGGACAGCAACAAATATTAAGATAGAAGCTCCTAAGCCTACAACTACCGAAATACTATTAAGGTACAGTTATGAATGGAGAACAGATTTATCAGCAGAAGAAATGAAAAGTGGCAAACAAGGCTCAAGACCATTTTGCCAAAAAATGTTAGACCTAAATAGACTTTATAGCAGAGCAGATATTGAAACAATAAGTGAGAGGTTGGGTTATTCAGTATATGATAGAGTTGGTGGATGGTGGACAAGAGAAGATGGCTCACATAGCCCACAATGTAGGCACAAGTGGTTTGCTTTAACAGTAGTAAGAAAAAATAATTAATTATGAGTGCAAATGTTTTATTCATAAATGAAACTACTTTAAAGAGTAGAACGGGCATATCGGATGCTATTGATAGTAAGCAGCTAAAACCACATATTAAGTTAGCACAAGATATGTATTTACAAACGGCTTTAGGTAGTACGCTTTATTTGCGTTTACAGGCTGGTGTAGAGGCAGATAATTTAACAGTTAACGAAACTATTCTTTTGGATAATTACATCACAGATAGCCTTGTATGGTACACTATGAGCCTATTGCCAATGGCTTTAGGTTATCAGTTTTTCAGTAAGGGTGTTTTACAAAAGACAGCCGAAGAAAGTAACGCACCGTCAAGAGGCGATTTAGAACTTATAGCAAGTTCTTATAAGTCAACAGCGGAGTTTTATAAGCAAAGAATGATTAACTATTTACGTGAGAATTACACAATGTATTCCGAGTATTTTAATACGGGTGCAGGTTACGATGTTATTTTCCCAGAGTTAAGGGGTTACACTTCGCCTATTTATTTAGGTAGAAATATTAGCGACTTTAAAAACCGTTCATTCTCTGGTAACAATGCAACTAATGGCAGTACGTTTACGGTGTATATTACACCAACGGTGGGGGTATCTTCATTCACTATTCCTGATATGACGGCTTCAAGTACAGTATTGATAGCAACAAGGTCAGGTTTGGTTAAGGGAGTTACAAACGCAGCAACGGCAAACACATTATATTTACAAATAAATGGCACTACCTGCACTTTACCAACAGGCGATGTTGTAGGAGTTGACGAAATATTTTCTTTTACTTATAGATAAATATGGCAAAATATAAACAAAAATTAATAGACAAAGTATTGTTTTATGACATACAACCAACTAATAGCAGAGATACAAACATTGTTGGAAGCAAACCCAATAATAAAGACGGCAAAAAACGTAACACCGAAAGAGTGGTTAAACCGAGATGAACAACCCGTTTACCCTATATGCTGCTATTCACTTAATAGCGGTCAGTTAAATATAGGTAGGCAGCATATTTTCAATGTGCAGTTTTTCTTTTTAGATAAGTCAGGTGCGGAAATGGAGTTTGAACAAGAGGTTATATCGGACCAGTTGCAAATAGCAAACGATGTTATAGAAACGATAAGGGGAACTAAAAGGGAATACACTATTGAAGATGTAATACCCTTTAATACTATTTCCGATAAGTACGAAGATTACTTAGCAGGGGTTGAATTTACAACAAATATTACAGTAACAAGCGACTTTGACGGTTGCGATACACCAACATAAATTATATGAAAAAATTATTTTCTTTACTTATTGTTTTTATTTCTATAAAATGTTTGGGGCAGGTATATCAAGTATTGCCTCAGTATGGGTATGAAATGAAAAGAGTAAATGCTACATTAGTTTTATTATTGCCAAGCGATACAGTAACTAATAAGACAGGTGTTGCACGTATTGGTACGGTGTTGTATTCTGGCAATGGTACAAAATGGACACCTGCAACTGCAACCGATACAACTAGCTTATCTAATAGAATTAATTTAAAAGTAAACATAAGCGATACAGCCGCTATGCTAAGTAATTATGCAAAGACTTCGGCAGTAAATTTAAAAGTCAATATAAGTGATACGGCGGCTATGTTAACCAACTATGCTAAAACATCGGTAGTCAATTCAGGGTTAGCTTTAAAGGTAAATATAAGCGATACAGCTACAATGTTAAGTCCTTATGCTAAAACATCGGTAGTTAATTCTGGCTTAGCATTAAAAGTTAACATTAGTGATACAGCGGCTATGTTAGCTAATTACGCAAAGACATCTGCGGTTAATTCAGGGTTAGCTTTAAAGGTAAATATTAGTGATACGGCTACAATGCTTACACCTTATTTAAGAAAAATAGATACTGCTAGTTTAAGCAATAGGATAAATCTAAAAGTTAATATTAGTGATACGGCTGCAATGCTTACAAACTATTTAAGAAAAATAGATACCGCTAGTTTAAGCAATAGGATAAACTTAAAAGCAAATATTAACAATGCAACTTTTACGGGAACGTTTGCAACAGCGGCAGGTGCAATAGGTAACGCATCTTTAGCCAACGGTGCAGTAGCTAATTTAAGTGGAACAAATACAGGCGACCAAACAACGATAACGGGTAATGCAGGAACGGCAACAGCTTTGCAAACTGCTAGAACAATAGGTACAACAACAGGTGATGCAACAAGTGCAGGAAGTAGTTTTGATGGGACTGCAAATAACACAAATGCTTTAACTTTAGCAACGGTTAATTCTAATGTAGGAACTTTTACTAACTCTACAATAACAGTTAACGGTAAAGGTTTAATTACGGCTGCGTCAAGTGGGACAGGTGTAGGAACAGTAACATCCGTTGCAGCCTTGACTTTAGGAACAAGTGGAACGGATTTATCAAGCACAGTTGCAAATAGCACAACAACACCCGTAATAACTTTAAACGTACCAACTGCATCGGCAACAAATCGTGGTGCATTAAGTTCAGCGGATTGGACAACATTTAACGGCAAGGAAAGTGTATTAACATTTTCTAGCCCTTTAGTAAGAACTACAAATACAATATCAATACCTGCTGCAACTACTTCAGTTAATGGATATTTATCAAGTACTGATTGGACAACGTTTAATTCAAAGCAGGCAACAATAACTTTAACCACAACAGGAACAAGTGGTGCAGCGACCTTTAGTGCAAACACTTTAAATATTCCACAATATCAAGGGGTGATTACTAACCCTGTAACAGGAACAGGTACTACTAATTATGTACCTAAGTTTACAAGTTCTACTGCAATAAGTAATAGTGTAATTTATGCTAGTGCAACAAACGTAGGTATATCTAATACATCTCCACTAAATAAACTTCATATTACTCAAGGAACTGATACTGATTACCCTACTTTAGGTACTGGTAAAGGGGCTTTATTTATTGCTGGGGATAATAATCTATTCGGTCTTTATATAGGAATAAATACCTCAGATGGTAATTCCTATATGCAGGTAATGCGTAATAACGCAGCTACAGCATACAATCTAATATTACAACCAGTAGGAGGTAGTGTAGGTATTGGAACAACGACGCCTGCGGCAAGTTCATTATTAGATGTAACATCTACTACTAAAGGTTTTTTACCACCACGAATGACAACGACACAAATAAATGCAATTTCATCACCAGCGGCTGGACTTGTAGTGTATAACACAACATTAGCAGTTTTATGTTTTTATGATGGAACAGCTTGGAAAAAAGTAAGCCATTCAGCAATGTAAAATGTATAAGTAAATTTTTAAAATTATATTAAAATAAATAAAATGAAAAAAGTATTATTAGCACTTAGCCTTTTAATTTCGGTAACAGCCTTTTCACAGGATAGCACCTATAACGATGCTATAAAATTTAACCTAACGGATAGCGTTGAAGATGGTATTGCACTAAAACGTAAAGCTACATTTGAAGCATTAATTTACAACCAACGTACAAAAGAAATTACGCTGCAATTTATAGTAAAATTTAACGGGCAAAATAAAGAGTTAAAGTTTGCAAAGTCCTATGCAAAGGAATTGACAATTACAAATAATGAATACGTAGTAAGTAGCACAGGTGTTTATGTTGGTAGCATAACCGATGTTTTAGCATTGTATGGCATACCGCAAGGCAGCGACTATGTAAAGCTACCTAATGGCAATTATAAACTAACAACGGATTGTATGGGTTACTATGATTATTTGGTTAAAGGTTTTGATAGCAACCAAAAATTACAAAGTACAATAAAAGCTATTGGCGTGGCGGCTGGGAATAGCGGTAAACTAAATTAATAACAATTAAGAAAATAAAATGATGGCTTTAGGGGAAATAGTAGGTGCAGCAATAGGACTTATAACAATGGCAGGTAGTGTGGTATTGATATATGTTTCGCACGAAAGGAAAATGGCTACAAATAAAGCCGAGATTGATTATCTACGAATTGATTTAACAAAGGTTGAAAAGAGAGTACAAGACTTGGAAGATAAGTTAGTTAATAAGATTGATAGCATTATGGAAAAACTTAAAGATATAGAAATTAAAATAGCAGGAAATTATTAAAAAATTAAATTATGAGTATAAGTACAAAAAACAAATGGGCAAACATATTTACTATTTTGGTAGTATTTTTTACAGCCTTTCAAGGTGTAATACCAACGATGCCAATAAGCAATGCAACAGCCATAACTATTATAAGTGCCGTTACAATGTTTATGGTAACTGGCTTAACAACTTGGAAGCAATTTTTAAGTAATGAAATTGATAATGCGGCTATGAAACCTACGCTTGTATTGGCTTTAGTAGCAAC